GCCCCATGGGCTGTCCAGCCTGCTTCTTGATCAACCCACCCTTAAAATAGGGTGGTTTGACCAACGACGGGAAAGACCTGTCAAACTTTCTCCCGAGGAGGTGCACATGCTTACGGAGACTAGGATCGAAAACTTCCCCATTGGGGAGAACGAAGCGAATCGCCGGGACATGCACCCCGCTCGGAGTCACTGCTTCAGGTACGGGAAGAATCCCGCGCGTCACGTGATAGAGACGCTCCCAATTCTTCGGCGTGAGGGAAGAATGGCGTCGGAACCGGTCCAAAATCTGGATCGGCACACCAACGTCTTCTCCCTTCGCGTTAACGAAGGAGAACCTGGAGAGAAACTGTTCAATAGCTGTAATAATCACCCCATGGCCTTTTGACTCATCCCGAAAACCGGGATTGGGAACAGAAGGGTACAGGATGTAACCAGGCATGAACGAGAGAGCCAACAAACCGGCACTCGGAAGATCCTGCTCGAGAATCGACCTCATGGCGCTGAGGGACGCCTCATGTGAGAGGGTATCAGTCGCCGACGAATAATCGATCGAGTAGTACAACCATTCCGCCTCCGAAACTAAACGACGATGAGGTCCCGCAAGGGGTCCCAGATTGATCGAATGTTCAAAGGTCGGTAGAGGCCGGTTAGGCGAGTTCCACGGAACCCATAACGCCGCGTCAGAAATGTCCATCTGCGAAGAGAAGGACCAAGCAATATCATAAAGCTTGCTAACGCGGGAAGTGAGATCGTCGTGAAGCATCGTCGAGCTTCCATGACGCTTCCACTCATTGACCATCAGGCCTTGGAGTGGCTGAATCGCATTACAGAGATGACCGGACTGCTTCGTAATAATACGAAACTTCCCGGGCTCTGGGAGCGAAACAACCTTGCCCGCGAGGAGAGGAACGTAGTCCTCAAATCGCTGGAAACCCGAAACCTCAGGACGAGGTTCGGATGCAAGGAAAGCATCAAAGGAGGACTCATCGAATCCCTCCTGCTTCCACTCTTCAAACCCCCGGAGGAGATTTGGGAGCGAGAACTTCTGAGCGGCGGGGGACGAGAAACCACCTGCCAGCAGATCAGGGACATCCGAAAGGATGTCGATGATCCCTGGGAGAGGGGGACCTGAACCCACGCCGAGGAAAATAGCAGTCTCAAGGAGCTGCTTCTCTCGCAACAACCGATCCGAAGGATCGGGAGCGTGGAAGTACCGA